TTTCGGAGCCGTTCGCCTGGGCGGATTTCAGCGCGGCGATTTCGGTTTCAGCGGCCAGCAGCTTCTTGCCAAGTTCATCGATCGCGTTGTCGTGGGCCGCTTTCGTGTCGGCGAGCTTGTCCGCGACGGCGTCAGCAACGGCCTGGTTGAATTTGTCCTCAAGCTTCTTGCGCTCGATCTCGACGCGGGCCTTCACGGCCTGCTCGATGTCGGCGCTGGAGACTTCGGCGGCCTTGCCATGAACTTCCTGCACGATGAATGCGGGATCGGCCTGGAAGGACTTAAGCTGATCTTCCGTCCAGTGGCCGGGTTCGTAGGTTTCCTGGGCGGGATGCACGACACCGTTGCGGCGAAGGCCCGGTATCGAGCAAATGATCTGGATTTTCGACATGTGTGGTTCCTTGGGCTTCGGGGTTCGGGAAAGCGGCTGCATGGCCGTTTTCCGGAAACCCGCCAGCAATCGGGAGGATGATTGCTGGCGGAGCGGTCAGGCGATGTGGAACGCCTGGCCGGTTACGCGAGGTGCGGGATGACTTCGACGCGGGCCGTCTTCGCCCAGACGTTGGTTTCACCGCCGTTGATCAATGCGGCTTCGACAACCTGACGGGCCTGCGCTTCGAGGGTCGGCGGAACCAGCAGAACGGTCGGACGGATGGCCTTGATCTGGCCGTCACGCTGGCGAATGGTCTGCATCGACGTGCGAGCCGCCGTGTAGTTTGCAACGTTCAGTGTCGCTTTCGACTTGTAGGCAAGCTGCCAGAGACCGAAACCGGCATTGCCGCGCGTGTCGGCACCCCAGACATATTCGGCCTTCCAGAAGACGTTCGGGTCTTTTTCGTCGAACATCTGCGTCAGCTTGATCGGCTTGCGGCTCTGCCAGACCATGGGCTTCAGAATTTGCGTATCGTCGATCAGATACCAGGCGGGGCTGGCGCCATCGGTGAAGTTCGAAACCGAGATCACATTGCCCTGCTCGTTATAGCCGGGATGGTCGCCATCGAAATAATACTGGCCGTCATAGCAGAGCGTGGTTTCGCCCTTCTTGAACAGCGGCCACACAAGGCTGTCAGGGAACGCGCCGCCGTCCTGGCCGAACTGTGCCGCGACCGGCGTAAAGATGCCGACCTGATCGTCCTCGATCTGCTTGCGCTTGATCTTGAGTGTCTTTTCAAAATCGCGGTTTGCGATCTGATAGAGCGTAGCGCCGACGTCATGGGCGACGCGGTCACCGATCCATTCGCGGAAACCGGGCAGATCGTCCAGGCGCGGATACTGGTTGGCGAAGGTGGTGGATGTCACCGTCATCGCGATCTTCTGATAAAACGGCGTAACCGTTGCCATCGACTGGTTGAAGATGGTGGAAAGCGAGGTGTAGATGCCCCGCAAATTGGCGACGTTAATATCCATCGTGGTTCCTTAGAGGGGCTTCAGCCAGACGCCGTCAGCGTCAATGGCATCTATTTTTCCGGCCGGCAGCAAAGCGCCGGCGACGAGCGTGTAAGTGTCGTCGGCCGAGGCGTAGACCGTCTTGCCGATATCGGCCGGGGTTGCACCGGCCAGCGGAATGTTCCGGATTTCCTTTTTCAGGTTGATCAGGCGATCACCGGTCGCGCCATCGCGGTTATCGACAGCTTCCTCGGCGAACCCGATCAGGGCGACGCAAGACGCGTGGCCAGCCGGCACGGCGGCAAGAGCAGCCGTCACGCCGCACATCGTGCCACCAAAGATGCGGACGCCAGCAAGAACGGAATAACCGTAAGCATTGCCAGAGCGGGTTTTAGGGCGAATGTCAGCCGTAGCCGTCATGTCACATGTCCTTTCCGAAGAGCGACTTGTGCTCTTTCTTGAAGGCTTCCGGATCGACGCCCATCATGGCGGCGACGGAAAGCTCTTCGCTGGTTGCGGTCTCGCCTTCCTTGGGCGGTTGACGACTACCGAGGCCGCCAGCGTTGAGCGACGGCATGACCTTCAGCTCCGCCTCAACCTCGGTGGGGTTCTTCATGTGGCGGGCAATCATGTGCTCGCGCAGGGAAGGAACGACCTGAAGCTTTGCGATCGCGGCGTCGATGACGGTGACGGCCTTGTCCTTCGCCGTGTCGGTGACGAGCGTTTCGACCTTCGCATTCAGCGCCCTGACTTCATTCTTCAGGCTAGCGTTTTCGCGCTCGACGTCGGTGGCGGGCGTCGTCTTCGCCTGAAGGGCGGTGACCAGGGCGTCAGGACCAACTGAGACTTCGACGCCGGCGACTTCCGCCAGTTTCGACATCAGGGCCGCATGCGCGGTCTGGGCAGAGTGAGCCGCAGTCAGCGCCGCAAGGATCGCGGCCTCGTCTGCGGTTTCCGGCAGGCCAAGCGCCTTCCGGAGAGCTTCCAAATCCATGGTGGTCTCCAAATTTTGAGAGTGAAGCGATTTCAGGTTGAGGTTGGGATCGTTGGTCAGCGCCACGCGCAGCAGCTTGTGAACCGCAAAGGGGGCCTTGGCGCTATGGGTGAAAACCGGGGAAATGTAGCCGTAGTCCTTGCCCTGCATCATCGCGAGGCCGACGGGCGTCCACTCGACTTTCGCCCAGACGCCATCGTCGCGGCGCTCAAGTGCTGTGAGCCAGCCACGGGCGGGCGCGGAAAAACCCTGCTTTGCCGCAAGGTCAGTCGAATGGTTTTCATCGACCGGCAGCTTCTTGCCCTCGGCATTGAAAGCCGAGATCAGGGCGTCTGCGTTGTCGAGCACGTAAGGGCCGCGACCATCGACGCCGGAAAAACGCCCGGTCGGAAGGACATGCAGCCATTCCGGCACTGTGGCGGACGATTGCAAGGCAACGACATGAGTCGAGACCGGCACAGCCGAGGCCGAATGAAGTGCAACAACAGTGGTCGAGATCAGGTTTCGCATGGTCCGGATATGCCATGCGGGCAAAATTCAATTCATGCCTGCGCCTGCGGGCGGGCCTGAAGAAGAGAGAATTTCAGCGGGAGGAATAGCGTTGCACGAAACCGAAGACGGTCTCGGCGATCATCGCTTCGTCATCCGACGATATACCGAGGAAGGGGCGTGCGGGCAAGGTAACACTGTCGGCTTTGATAAGGTTCCCGCCGATCCGGAACCAGAGATGCGTTGCCCGAACCGGTACGATCGTCGCGCCGAACTGGTGAGCGGCCGCGTAAATCACATCGGTGCCCACCTGCACCTCGTCATTACCAGCCTTGGCGTTGATGCTGTTTCGAAGCCGACCACTTTCCGTCAGGATGCGGGAATTGCGCTTGTCCTCGGCATATCCCTCATTCAGGGTTTTCCACGCTTGGCCTTCCGGATCGGTTTGCGTGACGAAGCGCATATGCGTCGAACCGACAAGGCCGACGCCGATCGCGCGCATGACGGGCGTCGTGTTCGTCATCAGGCCTTCGAGCTGGCGGAAGCCGCGCCGGACTTCCGAATCGAGAACCTGTGCCGTGATCGAGATAGAAGCGCCGCTCATATTTGCCTTTCGGCCCAAACGGCCTTATGTTCATATCTGACGCGCCGAGCAGGAAGCGCCGCCTTCAGGCGGATTGGGACCAGGCGATTTCCGGCCCCCCGGCGTGTCATTTCCATTCCACCCCGAAATTCCGCAGGATGTTGCGCCGCTCGGTACGCCGCAGCGATGTCAGCCACACTTCCTGACGGTTGTCCTTCTTCACGACCTTGACGGCGGCGTGATACAGTTTGCCTTCATATTCCCCGACGAACGCGGGACGCCCGTTCCTGTCGCGCAGCAACTTTCCGCCCTTGACGAGTTGCCCTGGTAAAACGCCGTAGCCGTCCGGCGTGATCGTGTCGTGATGCATGTGGCTTCGGATTGTGTCTGCCGACAGGCGGATTTCCGTGCCCGCCGCGACATCGAGGGCAGCGCTTACCGTCTTGTTTGTCGTCGCGACTGGCGTCCAGCTGCCGTCCGGCCACTTTCCCTTTAGAGCCGATTGAACGAAGGCGGCAACTTGTGCCTGGTCGGCACTGACCGCCTTCGGACCAGGTGCTGTTTGCGATAGCCAGGCAGCACCCGGATTGTAGGCGAAGGACGGATCGATACCCCGTGGCTGATCCGTTCCGAGCTGGTCAAGGTTCGGGGGCGTATCCGGTCCCGACTTGCCGAGGCGTCGAAGACCAGGACGAGACACCGGCGTCACGAAGCAACCGCACCGGTAGCCGTTCGGCGGGTACATTTTCGCCCAGACCGGATCGGTGGCCTCGTAGCATTTACCGTTCCAGGCCTTGTGCTCCAGACGCGGATGCAATGCCCCGGAATGATTGTACATCCAGTACGGAAACGCTTCGAGCGTCTCCGGGGCTGACATCTGGGCGTAACGGCCGGCCGCGTAGGCGGTGCTGAGATTGGTTTCGAAGATGATGCGGGAGCGCCAGCCGCGTGAACCATTATACTGCCAGCCGTGGCGCGCGACGATCGCATCGAAGTCGGCGCGGAAATCTTCAAGCGTCAGGCCCTGTTCGGCGGCCTTGACGATGGCCGCCTGGAAGTCTTCGACCAGCGCCTTTTTGTTTGCGCCGGCCACCATGAACATCTTCGAATGCGCGGCGTCCCAAACATCGCGATGGCTTGTCGTGGGGATGGCAGTTTTCTGGCGAAGAAAGTCGATCGCCTCATCAAACGGCAGATTGATCGCGCCCACTGTCGTCGCCATCATAGCAACGACCAAAGGCTTAAAAATTGAAGGCGGTTTAAAGGCCGTGGAAGCGTTTTTCGGGCCTGAAGCTACGGATGCCGCAAAAAGCCCCCTGAAGCGCGCCAGCGGGCCTCCTCTCATGACTGCCTCTTGAGGTCATCAATGAGCGCGGCCTGCCCGATCAGGTGCGCCATCGTCATGCCGCGCGCCATGGCTTCCGCGAGATCCTCGGCCGACAATTTGAGATCCGCGAGTTTGTGCGCCGCCTCCCGAAGGTCCGTGGCCGAAAACAGGATATCGCGGACTTCATCAATCATGCCGTCCATGGCGGCGGCCGCGTCCTTCTCCAGCCGGTCGGTCAGCTTTTCGAGCAGGTCCGGTTCCTCGCGGGAATGCGCCGAGGCGAACAGTCGATCGAGGCTTTGCTTCGCGGTCAGCGGTTTTGGCTTGTCCTCGGGCGGAACGACCGTCTCACGTCCGCCGACCAAATCGGCCCCGGCCGCAGGTGTCGGAATGCCGAGGCGGTCACGGAGAAAGCTGGCCTCGGCCGTCAGGCCATGCTTGGCGAGCTTGTCGAAAGCTTCCGAAAATTCCTTCAGTGGGACTTCGTCCGGGCGACCGACATGGATGGTCGGGTATTCGTCCTGGGGGCCGAAGTTGAAGGCGATGATATTGGGGGCGAGCTGCGCATTGAGCGTGTCGGAAGCGTCGAGCGCATCGGAACGCTCGATATCTTCCTGGACAAGGCGATGTTCCTTGGCAACGGCATGGCCGCCGGAAACAGCGTCCGTCGTTGTGGTCTGGCCAAGGATCAGCTTGGAAATCTCGCGATTGTGCCAGTCGGCCCGGCTCTCATACATGTCCGTCGAGCTGCTCTTGGAACCAACCTCGTGGAACTCGATCAGCATCTCGCGCGGTATGATCGCGGCGCAGTCACCAGCGATGCCCGATACGGCTCGCCACAACACATCCTTTTCCGGTTCGGTCGCGCCACGGCCGTATTTGCCGATGCGGATCGGCTGGCCGTAATTCTGAAGGAAGATCGCCCAATCCTTGACCGTGAAGCTCTTGAACATCCAAAGCCAGACGGCAACGCGGGCAATGCCCGACCGGATCGTCAGGCCGGACTTTGCCTTCGAACGATGGACAACGAACTTGTGCGGAATGAGCGGCTCACCGGCAACGCCCTCGCGCAGCAGCAAGGTTTCGCCATCTGTGCGGTCGAACGTGAACCAGCGCTGGGTCCGCCAGACCAAAGCGCGTGGGAGCACCTTGCCGTTCTTGTGATGCCAATCCACCTCCATGACGGAAATGCCCTTGCCGATCGCATCGAGCATGTCGAAGAGGCCGGAGCGCAACACGCCTGTCTTGATCCACTCGCGCAAGAATTCGGCATGCTTCTGGTGCTCTGGACTATCCGACGCGGGGTTAACGGTGATTGGCAACTGCGAAACCGATCGGCGGCGCGTGGCGAGCTGCGCGAGATAATGGCTATCGCGCTCCTCGATGTCTTCCGCCAGTTCAAAATAGGCTTCCACTTCGCCCTGGTCAGCAGCGCGCAGAATTGAGGCAAGCTTGATCGGCGTCATGCCATCGGCCGGATGCCCGGAAATCCACTGACGGACACCGCCTACATGCGCGCCGGCGACCTCTTCCTCCAACTCGGCCGCACTAACGACCTTGCCGTCCTGATCCTTCATGGAGCTGGCGAGGTGACGAGAAATCTTCTGCTTCTTCTTTTTCGCCATCAGAGCGATCCTCTCAGGTAGACATTGATGGTCCCGCCACGGCGGTCATCGTCATGCATCGGCGGGCCACCGTTGTGGCCCTGCATCGGATTGTTGGGCTTGCGGTTGGTCTCGTACTCGTAGGCGATTGCCTCCTGGTTGGAGGCAAACCACGCCAGCGCGCCGGCGGGCGCGGTATCGCCGTGGCGATCGTAACCGTCTGCGCCCTTGGTTGAATGTTCGTCCGGAACCTTGATGATGCCGTTGACATAGGCGAGTGCCTGGTGATCGGCGAGAACATCTGCATCCTTTGGCAGCAAGAGGCTCTTGTCGCCAAATGCCTCAATGTAGCCGGGCATGTTGGCGGCGTACCACTTCGCAGATGTCATCACCTCGTGGATGCACTCGCCCCAGCGCTGGCGGGCCTTTTCGGCAAGGTACTGACCATTGCCTCGCGCATCGAGCGCGCCACCGATCAGACGCGGCAAGGCATCACCAATGCAGAAGAGGATATCCCGCTGCTGGTCGAACGGAATGTTCTTCAGCTCGACGATCAGGCGGGCGCGGCGGATGAGATCGGCACCGATCTCGAAAACCACGATTGCCGTCTTGTCGCCAGAGCGGGCAAAGTCTTCGCCAAAACTATGTTCGCGGTCCTTGTCGAGCCGGTCTAAAAGTGGCTTCAAGAGGCCTTCACAGAACTCGTCAGCCTGCTCGGCGCGCTCGAAGTCGTCGAGGTTCTTGAACTCGTCTGGCCGGTCCCATCGCACGACGGCCGGCAGATCGGCGCTCATGCAGCGCTCGATCAGGACGCGCGTCAACGCGGCCCCTTCCGATTCTGCCGGGATCGCGTCAAGCTCCTGTTTCATCTTGGAGGTGCGCGTGCCATAGGCCGAACGGATTTTCGCTTCCCAGGCGTCTTCCTTTTCCTGCGACCATTCCTCGCCCTTGATCAGGCAGACGCGTTTGAACAGGCCGTTCTTGACAGCATCGCCGAAGGTGAAGGTGTGGAAGTTAAAGCCGTTCTTTCCCGCCTCGGCTTCCTTGATCAATTCGTTGAATGGGTTGCTGACGCCGTTGTGTGAGGAAATGACACGGACCTTGCCGCCCCAGATCAGAAGTGCGGCGACGGAATCAATGACCGCTCGAACGTCACGGTGGAAAGCCGCTTCGTCGATGCAGACCGTGCCCTGAAGGCCGCGAATGTTTTCCGGCCGGGATGACAGCGCTTCTATGCGGAAGCCGGACTTGAAGCGAATGATGTAGCTGGAGATCGCATTCGTGGTGCCGTCGTCACGCTGATCGAAGAAAATGCCGTCCTCGATCGTCAACAGTTCCTTGGCGACGGTCTTTGCGAAATGCGCGGCATAGCCGATGAACTCGCGGCCCTTCGGCTTGGTGTCCGGAATATAGAAATAGTTCTGGCCGCCTGCCGATCGCTGGGCGGCGGCGATCAGCGTTGCATCCAGCGCCTCGGCAAAAGTGATACCTGTTCGGCGACCCTTGGCGCAGCCCTTCAGCAGACTATCGTCCGCGATCCACTCGGCCTGGTGCTCCATAAGGACGCCTTCAGCCAACGGGTCGAGATCAGCCGGAATATCGGCACCACGAGGCAATTCGTCCGGCAACTTGGCCGGATCGACTGGAAGCACTGGCGGGTCTGTCCATTTGCCTTGCGGCAAACCGGGCAAGGCTTCAGCCACGCTGTACCTCCAAACATGCTAGACCGGTCCCTTCGCAGGACCGGCAGTCTTTCTTGAGGTCATAGACGACGCTCGAAATCGTGCCATCGCGCCGGCGGTTTATCCGCCTGATGGCGCGGCCTGTGCCATCGCACCTGGTGCAGTCGTTCTTCGGTGTGACGGTCATTCTTCGTCACTCTTCTTTTCGGCGTCCGGGGAGAATTCAGGAACGGATTTCGCCTTCGGCCGCACGCCGAGGAACTCGCGACGGGCGCGGGCAATAGCCTCTTTCGAAATACCGGGTTCGTTGGACAGCACGTCCAGGGCCTTTTCCGCCTTGGCATTCATGTCGGCCTCGATGCGGCGGGCCTTCTCTTCGGCTTCTAGCTTCAGGCGGCGGTTGGACGATGTTACCTGGGCAGCTGAAGCAGCGCGCAGCGCGTTCGCCAGCTCCATGGCTCCCTTCGGGGAAATGCCCGCATCACCTGCTGATTGCAGCAGCTCGAAAATTAGCGTCTTGATAGCCTCGGCCGCGATCAGGGTCAGATCGTCGGAACCGGCCGCGTCCATGCGCTCGGAAATGGTGGCGGCGATTTCGCGCGTCTGCTCAAGCCGGCGCGTCATCTGCGACAGGCGGATCGCAAAGCGGTTGAAAGCAGAAAATGAAGGGATGTCGAAATCAAGACCGATCTCGCCCTGGAGCGCGATCAGCTTGGTTTTCCACTCGGCATATATGTCGAGCTGGCTGCGATCACGGTCGGCAAGTTCCTGCGATGCCCAGGAAATCGCGTCGCTGCATTCCTCGGGCAGAAGATCGATTGCTGAAAGTCGGCCGCGTGCTTTTGCCATGTCAGGCACCCACGCGCGACGGACGCTTCACGCCCTCGATGGCGGACTGGCGATCGACATGGCGACGGCCGAGATCGGTCAAGGAAGCAATCTTGATGCTGCCAGCGCTGACGACGACAACAGCGCCCATGGTCTCCAGATACTCGATCTGCTGATGCACCCACGGCCGTTCCTGGTTGATTCCAAAATTGGCAAGAACCGGTTCAAGCATGGAGCTGCTCAGGCTCTCATTCACCTGTTCCGCCAAAGCCCTCAAGATGATGAGCCGCGCTTCTTCGCGCATGATTTTCATGTAGTCGATGCCGATGCTCATTGTTTGCCTGCCGTTTCCACCAGTAGCTGGTTCATTCTTTCGTTCGTGGCTTTGATGGGCTTGAGGGTTTCGTTCAGCGTGTCGAGGCGGCCATTCACCTTTTCCAGGGCAAGTTCCAGACGGTGCTGGCTTTCCCGATCGGGCAGGTGGCGCATTTCCCCTTCGATCGCTTGGATGCGGCGATCGTGGCTTATCAGCTTGGTTTCATGCGCTTCGATGTCTTTGCCCAACAGCGCGATCTCATCGCGACCACTCTTGATGTCAGCCTCAAGCTTCTTTTCGCCACTGGAGAAAAACCCTTTGAGGTGGCCAAGGAGAGCCACACTGGAAAGAACCAGTGTCAGCCAGGGAATGATTTCGGTCGGGGTCATCGGCGGGCCTTCTCGAACTTCGTCTGACAGACGATGCAGCGGGTGGCGGAGGGCAATGCGATGCGACGCTCTCGGGCGATGTTGTTTCCGCAGTCTTCACATTCCATCGTTCCCGGCGTGCGCAATGCCCGTGAGGCAGCGGCGATCGCTGCCTCACGTTCTTCTTCGGTGCGCTTCTCGGCCAGATCGAGCGCGGCGTTTCCACCAAAGTTCATCTAAGGGTCTCCACCGACTGGCGGACGCTGACACCTTGGATCATATCCGGTAGCTTCGACATGATGATTTCGTTCAAAGCCTTGGCGTTGACGCCGAGCTTCGCGATCGCGTCCGGGTTCTTCTCGATGACGTATTTTGCCGCGTCTGCGATGATTGTGTCACTGACATGCCCGCCGATGTGGATCACGCCGGCCTTCGCCAGGGCAAACCGAACGGCGTTCGCAGCCGACTGATGCAGGGCATCGCGCAGCTTGCTTTCGATATCGATGCGCTGCTTTTCGTCCGTGATCTTCAGGAGCGAAATGACGCGGGCACTGATCCAGGCGACAAGCACCGGCCCCACGGTCGAAAAGAGCAGAACGACAACCGGCTGCACGATCGTCCAAATGTCATACCAGAAGGAAGATGGCGCGATGACAGCGCCAGCCTCCTGGGCGAAGGCCGGTGTCAGGTTGAACCAGCTGATGCAGACGAACGCCACGAGGCCGGCAAGATAATAAAACAGCCTGGTCATGGTCAGTCCTCAACCTTCTTAGCTTCGCGCAGTGCGAGCGTAATGGCGGCATAGGCCTCGGCGGCCTTCACCAGGGCGTTCGCAGCGGTAACGGAAGACGGGTCACGGCAGACCACGTATGCCGCGTTCCATGCGGCTTGTTCCTTGGTCACGATGGATGACTTGATGTTGCCGGTGCTGGCGACAACGACGAAAGCGCTATGCGCAGTCGCAGCGGCCGAGCAGACCTGCGGCAAATTTTTCTGGATCGCACTATCGATCGATCCGGTGGACTGGCAGGCCGACAACGCAAGCGTTGCAGCGACCGCGACAAAGACAGACTTGAACATCATGGTCCTTTTGATGACGGGAGGTTGGAGGGGCATTTCCGTCAGGCCTCGCTTTTCGAGACCGGCGCGCCGGCGCTGGAAAGCTCGACCTTGCCGCCGATCGGCGCGTCGGCCGTCTTTGGCCAGCGGATACCGCCAGTGACGAGGCGGCCTTTTTCGATACGGGTGATCGAAACCGAATTGTTCTGGTTGCCGCCCAGGACGTGGTAG